ATAATCACCAGCATTACCAAATGAAGATGCAGTATTTGTCAATTCGACGTATCCGTAGCGTGTCATGAATGAAACTACTGGCTCAAACGTACTAGGATCTAGTACAGTACCACTACTCATTAGTGGAATGTACGGACAGTAGAAAGAAGGTGCATCAGATTCGCTAGAACCTTTGTAACCTACTAATACTGCAGTACTGTCTGCCGCGTATGAATCAACATATACTTTCATTGCACTGTTTAAAGTACCAACAAACTTAGTGTTTGTAGGAGCTTCAAATGTACCTTCTGTACTACGAGCAAATGCTGAAGTAGTTGCAGACTGTAGGATAGTCAATGATTGTGGACTTGTTACTGCCCAGTTACCAGCGCCACGACGTGTACGTTGTGCGATTAAGTTAGCAGTTCTGTTAATTAAAACAGCAAGTGCCGCGTGCTCGTCACCAACGAAAGTTGCAGTACCAGATACTGCCGCTTGGTCGTATGTAAACTCAGTGTTTGCTAGTGAACGTAAAGATTGTAAAATCTCTTGATCAATTTCAGCAGTAATTTCTTGTGCTAGAGCCGCCATAATTTCAGCTTCAACATCAATACCGTGCATTGAATTAGCATCTTGTGCCGCTTCAAATGTCCAACGTGCTTGTAACTTACGTGTTTTTGCTTCAACTGCTTGTTTCAATAACTGAACACTAATGTTACGTCCGCCGTTACCTTCAAGTGCAGATGTAGCACCACCAGTGTAAGCCGCTTGTGTAGCACCAGTACCAGCAGAGTATGCTGTAGCAATCTTAAACGGACTTAAAGCCTCGTCGCCTGCTGTAGTATCAGTGTTAGTAACACTAGTATCATTCATTGTAGTACCATAACGTACACGTAATGTATGAATTTGTGAAACTGGACCAGACATTGGCTGTACACCAACTAGGTCGTTAGCAATTACTGTAGGCATAACACGTCGAATTACCGGTAAAATTACACGGTTAAGTGACGCAACGTTACCAGATGCAGTAGCACCCGCAGTAGCGGCTTCGTTTAAGTGACTACGTGTGTTCTCTAAGATTACACTCATAGTTGTTCTTTTTGTACCTTGTAGACCTTCTAACAAGGCGTCCTTAGTCTCTGACCAACGACTTTCGATTAATTGTTCTGACATTATTTTCTCCTAAAAATCAGTTTAATTAAAGACCTGCTAGACGCTTAATATCAACAATATTGTCGATGCTGTCTTGGTACAGTTCTTTTGTTTCTTTTTTATTACCAGTAACTTCTGTTTTACTTTCAGTTAACGCTTTCTTTCCTTTTACATCTGAACCTACAGATTTATTAGAAAGTACGGCTGGTAAATATTTGTCAAATGTTGCTTGTAGTCTCGAAGTTTGAACGTTTTCTAGTAAGTTCTGCATGACTTCTGCTTTGTCTTCTTGTAGAGGACTTAACAGTTCATCCATAGTCTTAGCACGTTCGTTCGATTCACGAATTGTCTTAACTTCGCTATTCTTTGACTCAACTAGCACTTTTGCTTTCTTAATTGTTTCTTTTGCTTCGGCTAACTTCTCATCACGAGCAGTAATCTTATCATTCAATTCACGAACAACTGCGTTCTCATTTAAATGAGTTCCAGTAAATTCAGTTGAAAAGGCTTCAAAAATACGACGTCCAAAGTTGTTCTCACGAGCAACTTTAACATCTTCCTGTAATTGTGATAATTCGCTGTCTAAACGCTTGGCAACAACAGTTTCAATCTTCTCTGCATTCTCTTTAACAAATTTCGTTTTAAGAGTTTCAAGTTTCTCTTTTGCTTCTGCTACAAGTTTTACTTTAGTTTCAATAACTTCTTTCTTATCTTGTGCAAATTCGTTAATCTCTTTTGCAAGAGCTTTAACTACAAAACTTTCTAACTTTTCCATGCCTTCGGCTTGAATCTGTCTATCTTGTCTTAAATCATTAATTTCTTCTGATAATTTAGTAACCATAAATTTATTAAACTTATCGCTATTTTCAACCATCTTTTTATTGAAATTAACACGATCTTCTGCAAGTTGTTCCTTTTCAGTAATAACTTCTTGAATTTCTGCTTCAAGACTTTCGGATACCATGCGGTCTAGTGCTTCTACCATTGTTGTTTTGTCATGCTCGTAACGTTGTGCGAATTCTTCGCGCAACTCAGTACGTACTTCTTCACGAGTTTCATTCATTTTTGCTTCCCATTCTTCCTGGATTGCAACACGAGTGTCTTCGTTAATAAGTTCACTGTCAAGCAAGGGTTTCATTGCATCTAGCATCGATTTCTCCTATAATTTGAGGTCTTTAATAAGTTGCAAAATGCCGCTTTTCAAAAATCTCTGTGCTGTGATACTTTCTCTAGCATCAGAAGCCATTTCTAGCAACTTAGAACCACCTTCCATATTCAACAAACCTTCATAGATGGCTGTTGGATAAGCGTCAGGCGCACTAGGCTGTGCTACAACGTCAACTGTTACTATCTCAAAATCACTTACATGTCCATTAGACTCGTTAACGTTACCGCTACCTCGACTAGAGACACCTAATTTAACGCCATTACTCAACATGGTTTCTACAAGAGTTCCCATTGGAGTTGGCAATATTTTTAATTTACCGAAACCGTTTGCGCCTTCCATCCACACATCTGTGATAACGTGACTTACGCGGTCTAAGTTAATTTTTAAATCATCTGGGTGATCTAATTCACCCAATACAGAATATCCACCGCCGATTTGTTCTTTTAATGATTTAACTGCATTGTCAATTTCATTAACTGGGTAGATACGCTGGTTGGCATTCTTTACATCACCTTGGATGCAAAGTCCTTTCATGTACAATGATTTACCGTCTGTACCTTCTTCGTGCTCAAGTATTACTTGAGCGGCATCAAATGATAAATTTTCCTGTAGGAAGGCCATTAATTACTCTCCTTTCTTAGGAGCTGGTGCTTTTTCTAATTTTGCGCCACCATCTGGACCATCAACGCCCAAATCTTTTGCTGTCGGTGCTGTACGACCTTTTTCTTCCGAAGTATCTGTACTTACTGGCTTAGCATCAGTTTTTGCTTTTTTACCTGCATCATCTGCATTAGCACTATTTTTATTAGTACCTTCTGGCTCTGAAGTAACTGGTTTAGGAGCCGCTTCTAATTCTGCACTTTCATCAAGTTCTTCTTTAGACTCGTCTTCTTCTAACTCTGCGTCTGCACTTTCTTCAAATGAAAGTTCTTCTTCTGTGTCTAATTCGTCGTCCATTGCAACTTCGTCTTCTACAGGTGCTTCGTCGCCAATTAAGTCGTCGAATTCAGCCATTAGCTCGTCTAGTTTATCTTCTAAGTCTACAACACGATCCTCAAGTTCTTCATGGTCTTCTTCATTTTCGTCAGCGTCAACTTCGTCGCCAAAGTCTACTTCAGTTTCATCTACATCATTTGCAAAATCAACACCTTCTTCATCTGCAGATACATCGTCGATAAAATCATCAACTTCATCGCCGCCAATATCGTCCTGCATTAAGCCTTCATAAATTTCACGTGATTTACCAACAACAATCTCATGAAAGAGATCCGATGCTTTAGCATCTTCGTCGTTGATAACGTACTCAATTAGTTTTTCAAATTTGTTACTCATTTCTTACTCCTTAAAATAAAATGTTCGTTCGTGTGTATATTTACAAGGAACGCAGAAAATCCAAGCATAAAGGTGCCTTTTTTAAGAATTTTGTGTGAAAATGTGTGATTTTTAAGTTTATTGCTTAAAATCCAGGCCCTACATCCTCGGATGGAGCAGAATACATTGTTTGGATTTTTTCTAACTTTTCTTTTTTCTCAATGTTACGTATATCATTCATTTGACGCAACTTATTAATTTGTTTTAAAGTTAGACGAGTCTTACGCAAATCATCTTTTGTGATTTGTGTGTTATCGTCCTCTAAATCCTGGTACCCAGGAACTGCTCTATTGAAAAGTTCGTTTAATATCATATTGTTATTTATGGCAAACCGCCCACATCTCCACCTGCCATTGGAGGTACTTCTGCCGCCATTGGATTAAGTTCTGAGTTTACGCCACCTTCCATGTCCATACCTTCGTCGCCCATATCGTCCATACCTTCAATCTCACCCATAGTGTTGATGTCTGATTCAAAACCACCAGGCATAACACCAACGCCACGCAAGTCTGCACCTTCAGCATCAACTGTTTGGTTTTTGGAATTTTCTTCTTCCCATTGCTCTTCGTTCTTGACCATTTCTTCTTCGGACAATCCTAAGTAACGTTCCAACAAGAAACGCTTACTTAAATACGGATACTGTTCCAAATTATTAAATGTTGAAACTCGTGTTGCATCCAATTCACTTTGTCTATAACTAGCAAAGTTCTGTGGTTCATTAAATTTAACGTCAAATAAACTACTATCAATATTAAATCCACGGAATGCTAAGTAAAGTTTGAATTCTGTATTAAGTACACGTGCTAAAGAAGCCTGCATACGCTTACAGTATTGGTTAAATCTAAATTCTTGTATAAGTGCAGTACCTAATCTTCCATCAGTTAACGGCGATGCATTATCATCCGGTCCACTCGGTAAGTAACTACTTGGTACACGTAAACCACGTGCTAACTTATTATTAAAGTAACGTAAGTCGTCAATTTGTCCTAAGTTCTCTCCACCCGGTAATGTGTCTACTTTAGAGCCACGTCCTTCTGCTGTTTGTGGAAAGAAGAAATCTTCATTTGTTGACAATGGATTATACGTTGCATCCATTGTGTTAGACCCACCTGTTTGTGTAGGAATACGTCTTTGATGGATTTCATTTTTAACACGCTCTACAAAACTCATTGCCATGTGACTAGGCATGTTGCCAACATCAATATAGAATACACGACGTTCAGGTGCTCTTTGAATTCTGTAAATTAGAATAGCATCTTCTAACATTTCTTTTTGTTTAAACACTTTATAAATGTTTTCCAAAATACTAGTACCAAATGGCCAAGTAACATCAAGACCTTCAGTTAAACTCAAATGTACTACATGTTTGGCATCAATAACCGACTCTTTCATTGAATTAGCAAAGCGTCCACCTTGGTTGTTTAAGTTTCCGCCACTTACAGGTGCTTGACTCGGTGCTGTATAGCCACCACGTGCAGGATTAACTGCAAAGTCATCGGTGTTTTTAGCCGCAACTGTTAAGTTTACAAAGTTAGGATTAATGTCCTGAACTACGTACTGTTCTGGCTCTTTACCGTCGCTTTCATTAACAATTACTCTTGATACTTTAGTAGGCTCAACCCACATAAGTTTAAAGTTTTCTGGATCTCTAATGAATACTTGGTCACCGTACTTAATTGTATTACGGAACATTTTAAATAAACGCTCGTTGAACTTATTAAGTTTAACCCACTGTGCTAATTGCTCTTTAAGGATTTTAACTTCGTTATCTGTTGGTTTATCTTGGTACTTAATATCAAATGGACTATCAGTAATGTCGTCTGCTTGTGTACTAAATTCAGAAATAATATCTAAGCATGCATTTACTTCACTGTCCATATCCATTGCTTCGTATTGATTATAACGTTCAACGCGATTAGGATGTCCTGTATAAACTTCAGGAAGTTTACTTTGATAGTTTCTAAATGCGAAGTTACTTGATTGCGATGGTGTTGCACCACTTAATGGACTAAATTGTCCTGATGTATCAGCAACTTTGAAATACTTTGTCCACGACATATGGAGAACCTGTTTTAATTAATATTGCTGTATTTATGCTGTTTAATTAAGATAGTAGATTATTATGCATTCGCAAGTGTTTGTTTAGCATTTGTAACTAATTTATCCGTGTTACGTGCAATAGTATCTAATTTTGAATTCATATTATTAAATGCATCGGTTTGATTTTTTATATTTTGTTGTGTTTCAGGAATAGTATCTTGTACTCCTTGTTGTGTACTATCATAGTCGACCTTTGTGTTTTTCATGTCATTTAGTACTTGTCCGACATCCCTCCACAATTGTTGATTTGCTGGACTTGTAGACATTAACTCTTCGCCTATTCTTCCCGACGAGTCTAATAACTTTTTAAGTTCAGTAACAACATGTGGTTGGATTTTTTCTGTGCCGTAATTATTAGCAAAGTGCATTGCTTGTCTTCTTGGATCGTATCCAAATTTATGATCGGAACGTCTTCCATCTTTGTGGTATTTTTTCCAATAATCCTCGCCTAAACCGTATTGACTAAACAAATCTTTGCCACTTGTAAGTGACGCCGCTGTTTCAGTTTCAATTTTACTATTAAGAGTTCCAATAGTTTTTTCCAAGTTGCTTATTTCAGTTGATAATTCTATAACACGTGCTTTACTAGCATCATCTTTAGGATCACGCATACCCAAAAACCCAGGAACAGTTAAACTATTGTATTCTTGTTTTAATTTTCCTAATTTACTTTTGTTTGTTTGTAAATCCACTTCACTTGTTGTTGCTGTTCTAGTAAGTTTGACATGTGATGGTTTATCTCCGTTTAAGAATAAGTTATAAGCCGCTTCTGCCGCCGTATTAGTAGCATCTGCAAAACCACGTAACGCAGTTGCCGCATCGCCACTATCCATAAACATTGCTGAAATTTTAGTACTAGCATCTTCTAGTGCGTTAACAGCACCAACTGCACCTTGTGTAAGTTTGCCTGGATCAGTAGTTTGTTTTGCTTGTGTTTGTGTTGCTTTTCCTAAATCCTTAATAGAAGCTTTAGCAAAGTCTACGTTTTTGGCGTAATCAGTATACACTCCTGCTTGGTTACCAGTTGCTTTTGCTAGTGCAGTCATAGGTTCCATATTGCTTTTAATAGCATCTTGGAACATTATCAATGCTTGATGTCCTGTAATTTGCCCAGCATTTAACTGTTGCATAATTTTTGCAGATGCGCCACCTGTCGAACGGAATAAACGTTGGGCCGCTTCTGATTGTGTAAATCCAGATGCTTGGTCACGCATACCTTGTGCTAATTCGCCACTAAACGCAGTTAACCCGTTGTTAAGTGCATTCATTTGCAGTTGTTGTTTTTCTCCTGCACCCATTAAAGTAGCACGCCATCTACTTTCTGCCATTGCCGCTTCAACAACTTTTTGTTGTTCTTTTCTTGACATACCAGTAATTTTGGCAACTAAATCTAATTCCTTAGCATACGCAACTGTTCCGTCTTTTAATGTTTGTGAGTTAAATGATTGTTCG